GCAGCTGCCCGCCATTCGGTCAGCGTCTTCAAGCAATCCCCCGAGCACCACGACGGCAGAGGTTCCTGCCTGGCGCTGCTGGGTAGCGATGGTATCGCAGGTGGCTCGGTGGCCATCCCGCAGTCTGGCGATTTCCCCGCGCAGCCCACCAGCAGCAGACTCAGCAGCAGCGGCGCGGCCTTGGGCCAGTTCCAGTTTCTGTCGTGCACTCTCACCCTCCTCGTCCGCCACGGCCTGGCGGCGTTGTTCTTCGGCCCTAGCCTGGGCCGCGGCGCGCCGGTCGTGCTCGGATACCTCAAGGCGGTAATCGGTCAGGGCTTTGTCTGCCCTGGCAGTTTCCGTCCGCGCATCGGCCGCCGCCTCGTCAGCAACCACCACCCGGTACTGCTGCCCGCCGGCGACCAGCACCAGGGCGATCAGCCACCAGCACCAGGCCGGGACCGCGCCGAGCCAATTCATGCCAGCGCCCGCCGCACGCCTTCATTGATGATTGCATCGGGGTACGGATTCCCGCCGTTCTCGTGGATGATGATGCTGAGCACCATCCCGCGCAGGGTGGCAGGGTCCTTGATATTGATCGGGTCGGTGGTGCTCACGCCCAGACGCTTTGCCAAGGCTGAAGCGTAGGCTTGGGTATCGTTCTCGTTGCTCGGCGCCCAGCGGTTGATGGTCTCGAGCACCGTATCGATGCCCTTCCCGCCCACGCCGGGCATGCCGTCCTTGCCTCGGTAGTTGATCAGCAGCTTGCCCAAGGCGCGGATGCCGTTTTCGGGATGGTCGAAGCGAGCGAATCGCGGTTTGGCTACTCCCTCTTCCAGGCCCAGCTGGCCTTGCCAAGCGTTACGGGGATTGAAATCAATGTTGCCGGGGTTGTTGTTCCGGACGCCGCGCGGTGTGGTCATAGGTTTTCTCCAGGCACAAAAAAGCCCGCACCGGGGCGGGCTGGGATAGTTGTAAGGGTCAAGCGGCGGGTTCTTCGGGCGCTGGCGCGGCCTCGGGCTCAGCCGGCTCTTTCGCAGTGATCGAAACCTTGGCGCTGTAATCCTTCAGCACCTGGGCGGTGAACACCTGCGCAGTAGGAAACTGGTTCAGGACCGCTCGAGCGCGAGCATCGGCTTCTTCCTGAGTGGCGAAGCGGGTGTTGTTCTCGGCGTCGTAGGCGTTGGTGAGATTGATGGCGATGAAAGGCATGGTGTTCTCCAGGCAAAAAAATACCGCCGGTGGCGGTTGGATTTGGGGGGGAGGCGCTGGATCAGGCCGGCAGTGCTGGCCAGTCGATCGCGCTGGGGTAGTCGGGTTGATCCTGCAGGCGGTTGAGCGATACGCGGTAGCGCTTCCAAGCTATTAAGGCTTCCGCCTCAGCCGGGGTCGCGTCATCCAGGTCCACTGCATCCTGCAGCGGGGCGATGGCCAGGTCGGCCGCCGCCCGGCGTTGGGCAATCTCGGCCATGGCCGTCGTCCGCAGTTGCTCAATAGCGGCTTGGGTCTTGTCCTCAGCGGTGACTACCTGGCTCCAATCGATGGCCGCATAGCCCTGAGCAGGCGCGGGCTGTTCTGCGTCAGGGATCGGCAGCTCGACCAAGCCATCAGCCGGTGTCACGATATCCGCTGGATATCGCGCCGCCTGGTCCGCTTCGTCAGGAATAGGTAAGAGCAGTGTAAGTACCAGATCGCCACCAATACGCTCCACCGGTGAAACGATCCATTCGGTCCCAGTAGCGGCGGCAGGCAGCGTGGCGCCTTCTGGCAGCTGGGTGAAGTCCAGCGTCAAGCCATTGATTGTCAGGCTGTCGCCCTGCTTGTAGACGGTTAGCGCCTGCCCCAGGAAGAACACGGGGGATAGTTGCAGCCTCATCAGTACCACCTCCCGGTAGCAGTCCACCCTACATAGCACGATTGACCAGGCGACCATGCGCCCTCAATCAGCATCCCGGAATTGCTGGTCGCGCAGCCACTGAGCCGGTTGATCTGAACACTGTTGTTCGAAACGGGGTAAGCCATGGTGACCTGCGTCGAAATCTTCGGGTTAGCTGTGCTGACAAAACCAGTGAATGCTGCCGGGAACGTGATGCCTACACTGGTCGGCGCAAGCGACGCTCCGTTATGGGTCATGTTGGCCATCCCCCAGCAGATTTGAGTGCCATCTGCAAAGCGGATGAATTCACCATTGGCATTGCTGCCCCGTTGCAGCACGGCGCCAGTCGGAACTCCGGAGGCCTGTCCTACCGAACCAACGATATTGGCTCTGTTGAAGGCAGTTGCAATGAAGTTGTAGAGCTCATCGAAGTTGGCGATCGCCTTCAGCCACGCGCTGCGACGGTCATCCCCACCAGCGCCGGTGGGCGCTGTCCCGAGGTTGATTGTTTGTTTTGCCATAGTAGGTCCTTAAAGCGGCTTCATTGGCCGGGAGGCAAACAGCGTTCGCCCGTTGGCTGTGAGTGGATTGATCCCAGAGGCGTTGTCGCAATACATCTGCAACAACGACCTATTGCCTGGAAGGAAACCTCCGAAGTTGGCTCGGAACGGCTGGGCCGTCTGTTCAATATTGGTTACCGAGAACAGCGCATTAGCCAACACATAGTCCTCGTAGCTACCCGTCCACGGCATCTGCTGGCTCGGCGCATAGTAGGCACCGCCTGTGATGGGATTCCCTGCCTGGATAAACTGGTTGCTGGCCGGTTGGCCGTTTAAAAGCGCCAAGTTCGCCGATGTCACAAAGGTTCGCGCTCCGGAAGCGTCCCTCACTGAAGCCCCATAGATACCCGCCGAAACAGCAGGTGTTTGGTAACTGGCGCAGAACCACTTGATATTCATCGGGTACAGCGCTACTTCACCGTGAGCCACTTGGTTGTTGTAGGCCTTGAGCCGGAATCCGGTCCAGTTCCCCGGGGACCCTTTGACGTAAAAGTTCCCCACCATCATATAGTCCTCGGCATTCAGAAATATCAGTGGCCGCTCATACGTGGTGATGGGGATCGGAAATGTCACATCCCCCCACTGGATCTGATTACCGCTACCAGGTCCCTGAAAACCGATATTGAAGCCCCCATTGGAGTGGACGGTCAGCACCTTGTTGATGGCGTCAATTTGCGTTCGAATGCCGTTGTTAGCCGCCCTGATGCCGTATGATCCGGAAGCCGCGAATGGCTCACCGCCCTGGGAGAGAATCATCACCTGCCATGTCCGCGTGCCGGGCTGCCTTAGTTGCAACTGCCCCGCGGAGTACCAAGCTTGTGGAGAGAAGGTGTTTTCACCGGCGTCAAACAGCGCATCCACCACCACAAACGACTGGGCCTGAATCTCGGGAATAGCTATGTATTGGTCGAACGCGCCATTGCCAGCGACCTGCATCATTTTCAACGAGCGCACGGAGGTGATCGTTGTGTCCAGCGTAATGGCCCCGGCCGCATCCCTCGTCCGGAGCCCATACAAATCAGCCATCAGGTAAGCCTCCCTACTGCTGTACGCTCGGTGCCATTGGCGTCGTACACGTACAGGCCGCCGTTGTTGAGCAGTGTCGAGCCGTTGGCGTCCTGGCCGCGCACAGTGAACGATCCTGAAGCCAGATTGATTTCGATCAGTGGCAGCCCCTGCGAGTTGACCGCCTGGGACCGAAGCGTCATACCCACAACCAGACTCTGGATGAACGCTTGGTTGATCAATGCAGAGTTCAAGAACAGCTGGCCATCCTGGAACACGAACAAACTCGACTCTGGCCCGTTCAACCCGTTGATGATTGCCACACGGTCGGCCGACAGCAGGATCTCCCCAACCGCCCCATCACTTCCTTGGATGATGCCGGTGGCCACCTTCTTACCATTGGCATTGGTCTCGGTCTTCCAGGAAGACATGGCCGACACCCTGCCATCAACACCTGCAACCACTTCACTGACCTGCTGCACCGAAGCATTGGTCTGGCCCATCTGCGCCTGGACAGTTTCAACTTGCCGCCCAATGGCAATACCATCCTCGATCCGAGCCGACTGCTCAGTCCACACCCCCACCAGACCACCCGTGGCGCCGGCCAGACTGGTGCTGTCGCCTTCCATTTCCGGGTTCACCTGGACATACAGCCCGTCCAAGCGGGTGGCGGCCGCCGTGATCGCCGTGCCCTGCTGCTTGACCGTCGTGTCCATCTGGCTGATGGCCGTTGCCTGGGCACTGTTCACGCCTTCGGCATCGGTCATGCGGTTGGTCAGGCTCAGCAGCGATTGCCCTTGGCTGGTAAGCGTCGTGCCCTGCTGCGTCACCGTGGTGCCCAGGGTGCTGATCGCTTCGCCGTTGGCCGCATCAGCTGCGGTTACCCGGCGGGCAACGATGTTGCACCACAGCGCACGCCCGGTACCGTCTGCTGGCTGGATCCGCGTGACGAAGCGCGCCGATACAGCTGCTGCCGGCGCCGTGAGTCGCCCGGAGAACGTCTGGAAGCCGCCGCCCGCCGAGAAGGTAAAGGCGTTGAAGTAGCCCAGGTTGGTGTCCGTCTTGTCGAAGAACTGCACCTGGAAGTTGCCGGTCTGCCCTGCCGTCATGTAGGCGCGGTACACATCCGCCGACAAGTCCAGCTGCTCGCCTCCCGAGATGATGAATCGCCCGGTACCGCAGAAGCTGTTGGCATAGAAAGCAATCGCCTTGCCCGCGGACGGGTGCGCCGTCAATCCCGCAATGCCCGGGTTACCCGTCCATGGATCGACCAGACCGTCCTCGAACGTGCCGCGCAGCACCAGGTTGTCCGGCTGCTGGCTTAGGGAAGCCTTCAGCTGGGTTAACGAGGTGCCCTGGCTGTTGATCGTGTTGCCTTGACTGGTGACCGTCGACTGCAAGGTTTGCAGCGCCGATGCATCCGCCTTGGAGGCCAGTTGCGTCAGCGCTGACTGTGCTGCTGCGGCGGCATCCGTGGCCACCTTGTCGGTCACAGCCACCCAAGCAGTACCGTTCCAACGTTTTGGGGTATTGCCGTTGTTGGTGGTATCGATCCACAGGTTTTCCGCTTGCCGGTCAGCAACGGCCGGCGTGGCGAAAAGCACCTTGCCTTTGCCACCCGCCAGATCAGCAGCCGCCTGCGCCGCCTGTTGGGCGGTGGTGACGTTGCCGTTGGTGGTTTGCAAGCTGTTGCTCAAGGTGGTGACAGCAGCGCTGGTCGAGGACAAGCCGCTCTCAGTCTGCGTCACCCGAACATCCAGGGCCTGTTGGGCGGCCGCCAGTGCACCTGCTGCCCGCGCCGTCGGCCCCGCCACGAATGGCGACGGGGTGTTGCTCTCGCCCACTCGCTTCTCGACCATGATCGAGTCCACCACGATCGCAGCGCTCGCGGCGTTGTGGCGGTTCGGGTAGATCAGCAGGCCGACTTTGGAGCTGCCGGTGATCGTGATGACGAAAGTCAGCCTCTGGCGGTCGGTGGTGTAGTTCAGCGTGGCCGAGCGGGAGGTGACGCCGTCGTACAGGTTGGCCATGATCTGGCCGGCCGTGTCTCCTTTGACATTCATCGACACCAGGTAGGTACCAGCTTCCACTCGCATGTTGAACCCGGCGGCGCTGTTCGACGACGCCAAGGTCACGTAGGCGAAGATGTTGTTCGCCTCCGTGGTTACCAGGCGCAGGCCGAACCCGGAGTCGGCTTCCGGTACAGCCACACCAGCGCGGGTAAGCAACTGGCCGCTGAGCGGCGGCAGCGTCGTCGAGGCCAGCCAGCTGTACGCGCTGTCGAGCAAGTTGGCCCCATTGCCTGCCAGACTGCCGATCGACGCCTGCAGCCCGGTGAGCGCATTACCCTGGCTGGTCAGCGTATTGCCCTGACTGGTCACGGTGTTACTCAACGTCTGTAGCGCGGCAGCCTCCGCTTTGGTCGCCACCTGCGCCAAGGCGCTGGCAGCCGCCGCCGCTGCGTCTGTTGCCGCCTTGTCCGTCACGGCCACCCAAGCGGTGCCGTTCCAGCGCTTCGGGGTGTTGGCGTTGTTAGTGGTATCGATCCACAGGTTCTCCGCCTTCCGGTCAGCTACGGCCGGCGTTGAGAAAAGCACCTTGCCTTTACCACCCGCCAGGTCGGCCGCTGCCTGAGCCGCTTGTTGAGCCGTCGTGACGTTCCCATTAGTGGTCTGCAGGCCACTGTTCAGCTGGGTGATGCTCACGCCTTGGCTGCTCAGGGTGTTGCCCTGGCTAGTGACCGTGTTGCTCAGAGTCTGCAAGGCCGAAGCGTCTGCCTTGCCCTGCGCAACACTCTGCAGGTCGTTGTTCAGCTGGGTCAGGGCCTGGCCATGGCTGGTCAGTGTGGTGCCCTGCTGGGTGACCGTGCTGCTGAGGTTGCTTACCGCTTCAGCATTGGCCGCGTCAGCCGCCGTCACCCGGCGCGCCAGGATGTTGCACCACAGTGAGCGGCCGGTACCGTCCGCCGGCTCAGTCCGCGTCACGAATCGGGCCGAGACCGCCCCCTCCGGCGCAGTGATGCGGCCGGTGGAGGTTTTGAAGCCGCCAGTCCCTGCCGGCACCGTGAACGCAGTGAAGTATCCGAGGTTGTTGTTGGCCTTGTCGTAGAACTGCATCTGCAAGCGGGTGGTCTGTCCCGCCGTCATGTAGTTCGGCCAGATATCGGCCGCTAGGTCGAATTGCTCACCGCCCTTGGTCAGGACGTTGAATCCCACACCGCAGAAGCTGTTGTCGTAGAACGAGATACCCTTCCCGGCCGAAGGATGCGCCGAGATATTGGTGATGCCTGGGTTGTTCGTCCATGGATCGACCAATCCATCCTCGAAGCTGCCGCGAAGGATCAAGTTGTCAGGCTGCTGCCCGATCGAGGCCTTGAGCTGGGTGAGCGCCGTACCTTGACTGGTCAGGGTGGTGCCCTGGCTGGTCACAGTCGAGTTAAGCGCCTGAAGCGCCGAGGCATCGGCCTTCTTCGCCACCTGCGCCAGCGCGCTGGCAGCGGCAGCAGCGGCATCCGTTGCCGCCTTGTCCGTCACAGCCACCCAAGCGGTGCCGTTCCAGCGCTTCGGGGTGTTGGCGTTGTTAGTGGTATCGATCCACAGGTTCTCCGCCTTCCGGTCAGCTACGGCCGGTGTTGAAAAAAGCACCTTGCCTTTGCCACCCGCCAGGTCGGCCGCTGCCTGAGCCGCTTGTTGAGCTGTCGTGACGTTGCCGTTGGTGGTCTGCAGGCTGCTGTTGAGCTCGGTGATGCTGTTGCCCTGGCTCGACAGAGTGGTGCCCTGGTTGGTCACCGTAGTACTAAGCGCCTGCAGCGCCGAAGCGTCGGCTTTGCCAGCCAGCTGCGACAGTGCCGACTGTGCAGCCGCAGCAGCATCCGTGGCCACCTTGTCCGTGACAGCCGCCCAGGCGGTACCGTTCCAGCGTTTTGGGGTGTTGGAGTTGTTGGTGGTATCGATCCACAGGTTCTGTTCCAGGCGGTCGGCAGCGGCCGGTGCAGTCTCCTGCACCAGCACCTTGCCTTTGCCACCCGCCAGCGTGGCCGCGTCCTGGGCGGCCTGCTGGGCGGCGGTGACGTTCTGGTTGGTAGTGGTCAGGCTGCTGCCCAGCGCGGTGACGGCAGAGGCGTTCGCCTCATCGCCACTGATCCGGGCGGTACGCTCATCCACAACCGAAGCGACCGACGCCGACGGCGCGATCTGGCCAACAGCGATCCAGTCGATTTCGAAGACATCACCCGCAGTGCCGCTGATCCACAGGTAGAACCTGGTGATCGTGCTGTCCGACCAGTCGCTGCCGCCATTGGTCAGCTGCGACATGTCCCACTCGAGCACCATGGTCTGCCCGACCGCCAGGCCAGGGTTCGGGATGATCTTGTTGTACGCGGTCGACGAACCGTGCCCGGCCGTGGCGTAGGACACTTGGCCAGTCCAGCCGGTACCCGCGCGCCGGGTGATCCGGCAGCGGAGGCGGTCATGGTCCCGACCCTTAATCGCCACCAGCGGCGAATTGAGGTAAGCCCCAGCGCTGTCGTTGGTCACGATCAGCCGACCATTTTCGACGGTGAGCGTGCAGCGAGTGCCAGACCAGCCCTCTACGCTCGAGGCAAAGCCGTAGTTCAGCGTCGAGTCAAACCCGCCAGACTCGGCGCGCAGGCTAGCGATCTGCGAAGCCATGGCGGCGTCGGCGGTGGTCCGCGCAGTAGTCTCGTTGCTGATCGCGGCAGCGTTGGAAGCTGTGTTGGCCGCCACGATGGCAATGCTCTCACCAAGCGCCGAATCGGCATTGGCCCGGGTAGTGGCCTCCGTCTGGATCGCCGCGGCATTGTTGCCAGCCGAAGCCGTGACGGTTTCGATCTTCTGGCTCAGCGATTCATCTGCCGACTGACGAGCCTGCGCTTCGCTGGTGATCGCCGCGCCGCGCGCCTGGGCCTCCGACAGCAAGCCCTGGGCACGGGCAGCAGACTCATCGCCGATCGCCTTGGTCCGCGCCTGGGTTTCGACTGCGATCGCCTTGTTGCGCTCGACCTCCTCAGCGGCGATCGCCTGGTTGCGAGCCGACGTTTCAGCCGCGATGGCCTGACCCCGGGCGGTGGCCTCGGCCGCAATGGCTTGCCCGCGAGCAGTTGCCTCTGCAGCAAGGCGCTGAGCAACTGAGCCGGCCTGGGTCGGCGGCCCCGAGATCAGCGAGATCTCCTCCCGAAGCGCGGGGTACAAGGCGCCATTGCTGATCTTGTCCTTGAAGTACTCCTCATATTCGGACTGGTCGCTGCTGGACTGCCCGTTTACCCCGACGCCCGCCGGATACCAAGGCCCCACATTGCCACTGCGGTCCACCAGGCGAGCCCAGTAGTAGAAAGAAACACCCGCAGCCAGACCATGAATTTCGTGCTCGGCCTGCGGATAGGAATAGTCGCCCAGCTTGGCGGCATCATCACGCAAGGTCGTCGGGCTCTGCCAGATCTCCGTGCGCTGGGTATCTTCCGCGCCAGCTGGGAACGCCCAGTTCAGCCGTGTGCCATAAACCAGAGGCGTGGCCGAAAGCGATGCAACTGCCGGAGGCAGTCCGACCTTCCCTTTCAGCTCGGTGAGACTGGAGTCGCGCCAGATCGACGTGATGTCGAATGAGCTAACCGCGCGCACGCGAGCCAGATAGGCACCAGCGTAGATACCCACCACATCAACAGATGCAGCGCCGGTGCGCTGCACGCGGACCCAGTTGCCGTTGTCCTTACGCCACTCGACGTCATAGGCCACGGCCCCCTGCACTGCGGGCCATGCGATGGTCATGGTGTTGACCCCAATTCCCTGGTCCACGGCGTAAACCGAGGTCAGGGTAACGCTGGCCGGTGGCAGGACGGTCGTCACAGGTATGACGCTGATCGGACGCTCATCCAGCTTGGCGCCTGTATCGATCGCCGCAAACTTGCTCGGATTGAACTCAAGGGCGGTGATCTCGTAGTCGCCTTCTTGGGTGCGAGTAGTCTTCAACACCCGGAACAGCTGGACCGCCAGGTCGTCATAATCAATCGCCCACTGCAGTTCCGGCTCCGGCTGCACGCCATACGCGGTGGTCACCGTCACTGCACGCCCAGCAACCGACTGCACGGTACGCGCCTGGGCGGTTCCGTTTGGCAGGTTCAGGATCAGGCGGTCGCCGACCTTGATAGGCGTGTCACGGTCCAGCGTCACGACGCGCCCGGCCGCCGACGATATCCGACCACCGTTTGGACGGCCGGCCACCAGCTCGTCTGCCACTGGAATGACATAGCCAGGCAGCGGGATCCGGCCCTCCATACCAGTCTTGAAGGTGACGGTGCGATCTTGGCTGTTGCTCAGTAGTGCCCACTTACCGCGGCGTTGTGCCTCGGAGGCGCGGGTGCAGCCAATGGCCGAAATTTCCACCGGACGGTCACGGTACCGGCGCTGGAGCGCCAGGTCGGTCACCGGGATGACGTCGGTGTCATAGTTGTTGGCGGGGTTGTCGTAGCTGACCAGGGCGCGGCTGTAGTGCGTATTGCGCTCGGCGCCGCCATACACGAACTCGCCATCGATGACGTTGGCCCGGGTGAAGACGTAGTCGATGTCCTGGGCGCGCGGCATGTCCGCCTGCATGAACAACGAGCCGTGAGCCCAGTACACCATGCCACGGTAGATAGCCGACAGGTCGCGCAGCAGCGTCCAAGCCTCAGCGCGACCCTGCAGGTTCATGTCGCACAAAAAACGCGGCTCCTGGCCGCCCTGCCCGTTCGGCACCAGTTGGTCGCAGTACTGGGCGATGCGGTACATCTCCCATTTGTCGACCATCCACGACTTGATGCGCTTACCTAGGCCGAAACGATCCTCGACGCACAGGCCGTAAGTCACAAAGGCCGGGTTGTTGGTCCAGGCCTGCTTGAAGGTGCCGTCCCATACGCCGGTATAGGTGCGTGCAACGGGATCGTAGTTGGTCGGCACCGGCCAGCGCTTGGCCTTGCACTTCACGGTTACCGCAGGGATGTTCTGGAACTGCTGGGCGTCAAACTCGATGTACAGGAGCGCGGTGTTGGGGTAGCGCAGTTTCTCGTCAATGATTTCGGTGTAGCCGGCGATAGTCATAGTGTCGGCTACAGTGCCACTGTTCTGGTTCGGCGTTATCCGACGGACACGGAACATCCAGCCCGAAGTGCTGGCTGGAAGGTCGACGCTGACGGAGCGCTGATAGCCGTTGGTGGTCTTGCCGTCCACTGCGCCACGGTGAGCCTCGACATAGGCACCGCCGTCGGTAGCGATGTCGATCGCATACTCGATACGATACCCGTTGGTGTTGCCACTACTGTCCTGGCTGGCCAAGCGAGGCCAGGTGAAGCGAAGGCGTAGGCGCGAAAGCTGGGTGTTGCTCAGAGCGCGCGTGAATGGGTTTTCGCTACGCAGCTCGACGTTAACCGTGTTCTCGTTCTCGATTGCAGGAATACCCTTGATGTATTCCTGATCGATGCTGCCTGTACGCCACTCCCAACTCACGCCCGGGAAGTTCACGTTGCCGCTGACATCCATGATCGGTGTGTTGTCGAGGTAAATGTCACGGTCAGTTGGCGTGCCGTCGAATTCCCCTTCCCCCACGGCTAGCAGGATGCTCGCGATGTTGGTCGACTGTAGGCTGTCCGGCGCCTCAACAGGCGTCTTCGGCTTGCTGCTGCCGCCTTTCGCGCCAGCGATGTCCAGGTGCTGTGCTGCGCCCATACTTATCTCCAAGCAATAAAAAACCGCCCGGAGGCGGCTTGTTCGTTCAGCCGTGGCTACTTCTTGTCTTCGGCACGAATCGACACAGAGATGATCGCCCCGCCCCAGCGACGTTCGCCGATGCAGATCGGAACAGGGTTGCCGCTGGCCGTGGTGTTTTTGGCGCTGCCGAAGGCGTAACTCGGTAGGTTTTCAGGGGCGGCGCTCTGGGATAGGCCCTTTGCTTGGGGGCTTAGCATCTGGATGACGCCGCCCAAGGCGAGTGATGCTCCGAGGGATTGCCCCCACCCCTGCATCCCAGGAACGAAAAACGACGCGGCGAAGATTACGGTTCCAATGATCGTCTGAAGAAGACCTCCGCGCTTGCTCCCGCCGATCACGGGAACAATGCGGATTTCTTTGGTGCCACGGCGCCCAAGGTCATCGGCGCCTACATTTTTTCGGTTGCGGAAGACGGCGAAGCGGACTCCCAGGGCATCAAGCCGTCTGATCTCCTCCACGAAGCCGGGAAGAGTAACGCGCAACGCTTTGAACGCTTCCCACCCCTCTCCACTATCCAACTGGCGGCAATGCGCACGGCCAAATTTCTGAGCCAGCGAGCCGGAAAGCTTGATCGTTGTCATCTGCGCGTAATGCGCAACCGTTGCAGCCATACTTTCCTCCGGGCAATAAAAAACCGCCCGGAGGCGGTTGATAGGTGGTGTTACATCAAAGGCACGATTTTACTGCACCCTCTATCGCGGAACGCCCGACACCTGGCATCCATGGAACCCGCTGATAGAATACAACCGAGCTACCCGTGCCCGTCTTAGAGACCTCAAGCAATTCGTCTGTCAGGTTCATCGCAGCAATGACTAGACGGTAGCCATTCTGAGTCTCTGACATGGTCGCTTCAGATCGAGCATCCTGCCATTGAGGGAATACACATAGCGCGTACTCCTTTGGCGACTTCTTGGTAACAGCTTTGGTCGTTGGAGAATTACCTTTCAGGTCGCTCGGCGACACGCACCCCGCCAGCAACGCCAGCCCCACCACCCCGAACAGAATTCGCATGTGATCCCTCCCTTGAAACCAGCGACTGTAGCAGCCGAACTGGCCGGGCATCCAGCGTGGATGGAAAGCCAGTAACGCGCCAGCATTTCGCCATAGTAGCTTTGCACCTCCAATGAACCGCCCTGGTCCATTGCCAGAAAGCCCATGGACTGGGGCCTTATCGAGCCAAGAAACACAATGTCAAGCTATTCACTACCCGAGGGGCTGAGCTATGTGCCGGTCAAATTTATGGACGACAATGGGGTGGTGCGGGATCGTCGCCCAGGGCGCCCTGTGGTCCAAGTAGTTTTGCGGTACGCACAAGATGCTCAGGCGAAAGCGCAAGCGCCGGAAAACCCGAACCCAACTTACGCACTTTTAGATACCGGCGCTGACTACAACTACGGAACGGCAGAAGCTATCAGCATGGCCCAATGCCCACAGATCGGGACGTCCACCACAAGATGCAACGCAGGCTCCATCGCTAGCACTCAACATAGATGCCACATCTACTTCCCTGAAGCGAAAGTACAGCTGGAGACGGACATTTTCTCTGTACCGCTTCGTAATAGCAGCGCGACCGAGGATCTAGTTGTCGGAATGCTGACGATTGAATGCGGGGCACTAGTGCTGGATTTCAAGAAAGATATTTATCGCCTTTACTTGGGCTAGTCACCACTCTGGTTGAAATGGTCCTGATGCGTTCCACCTTGGTGCCTTCAAGCGAGCACCACCCAACAAACAGCAACTCCCGTGAATCCCACGGCCCATCCTGTGGCAATGGGACGACTTCGCTGTCGTCCCATCTGCAGGGTGTCGCCGGCTTCACGGGAACGACTTTTGCCCTTGGGTCGATCCTGGTTTCAAGCCTGCTCACGGCCACGACATCCGCCTTCTGATTGCTCATAGCCACTCCTGCGGCCTGGCCGCTTCACTTCGCGTCCCGGTGACGCAACACAAGGCGCGTCCGGTCGAGCCAGGGCCCGCCGAACACGATGATTTCTGATGGCCTGCCGAGCAGGTGGTGCAGCATGAAGGGGCCGGGGCCGAACACCTGGACATGCTCTTCTGGCAGCTGCGCTTCAGCGCCCAGGTAGATACCTGCGTGGTTCGGGTGGGCGGTACGGCCAACGGCCATGACGATCATGTCGCCACGCTGTGGTTGGCTGACTTGGTAGAACCCAGCGGCCTCGTAGGCCTGCTCGTAAAGGCTCGGGCCATCCTCCTGCTCCCACCACCCCTCCTCCCGGGCGTAAGCCGGAAACTCCAGCCCCCACTCCCGCTTGTACCAGTCTGCGCAGACCTGCCAGCAGTCCCAAGCGCCGTGCACGAATGGCCTACCCAGCAGCGGCGCGTGGCCGGTAGGCGTTTGTGACCTCGACCTTCTGCTGCTCAATGATCGCGGCGCGCTGGGCGGCATACGACTCCTGCGAGATGAGTCCGGCCTTCTGCGCCGCGTCCAGCTCCTTCTGGTGGTTTTTGTATTCGGCCAGGATGGCAGTCAGGGCGTTCTTCTGGTCGTTGAAGCCGGAAAGGTCGACGGACGTGGTGCGCCCGCCGGTGTCCTTGAACTGCTTGGCGATGTCAGCCTGCACCCGAGCGATGTTCTCGGGTTTCAGCCGCTCATCATCCGGGTTGACTTTGCGGATCGCTTCGAGAGACTTGGTGTACTCCTTCAGCGCATCCGCCCGCTTTTCTGCGTTTGTCCTGGCTGACTTTTCCATTGCATCGATCTTACCAATCGCCACAATCGCCGCCTGCTGACGCTGGGCGTCGAGCTCCTGGGCCCTCGCGATGGCTTGCTGTGTGTCTCGCTGCTGGATGAGCGCTTTGAGCTCAAGGTTGGCGTCCGTCAGCTTCTTCTGTGCTGCGGTGTCGTCAGGATCACCATTCACCGCACTCTGCGCCGCTGCCAGACGTTGCTGCGTCTCGACGATACGGCTGGCGATATCCTGGTCACGACCGATGTTCTTGACCGAATCGACCGTTGCAGCGACCTCGCCCCGCAGTGCCTTCCAGCCGCGTTCCCAGATCGAGAGGTTCTCGGTGACTTCCTTGCTGCGATTTTTGATGGTATCGACATAGGTGTCGGTGAGCAGCTTGGCGGCCCCGATGGTGTCGCCCTGCTCCTTCAATGCCACGATCTGCGAGTACGTCGAGGCAGTCAGGAAGTTGTACTGCTCGTTGAGGTCCTTGGCAGCTGCCACCGGGTCCTTGCCGATCTTCACGAACTCGGCCACGGTGTCCTCGACGGCTTTGCCGGTTGCCGATCGCCACACCAGTGCGGCCTCGGTGATCTCGACGAAGCTGGCAGAGGCTACCTTACCGCTGCTGGCCAGCTGGGTGAGCACCTCTGCCGCAGCGCCGGTGGTGCCAACAGTGGAGGCGACCTCGCGCGCCATCCCGGATAGGCGGTCGGACGTAGTGCCGGCGGCATTACCGGTCGTGATCAGCGCCTTCTGGAATTCGACGGCCTCCTCGCTGCCGGAGTAGTAGGCGTATCCAAGCACGGCAACCGCTGCAGCCGCGACGGTGAACGGGTTCACCAGGCCCAGGACATAGCCGCCAAGGGCTTGCACAGCCGGTCCGATGCCGCCAAACATGTCCTTGAGCTGTCCGCCCTGCTGCAGCAGTACCTGGAGCGGAGCCTGTCCACCCTGCAAGGACACCACAATATCGGTGAACTGTGCCGGTACGCCGCGCAGGGCTGCTGCGGTGGCTTTGGCTGACATGCCCGTCTTGTTCAGCGCAACATCGGCGCCGCCCAATGCGGTGCGCGCCTGGTCGATCTTCGTCTGGTACTCGCCGAAAGTCTCCGCATCGAGCGCGCCACTAGTGCGGAAGCCCTTCAGCTTCTGCTCCATCTGGTCTAGGCGGTTCATTGCTGCGACGGTCGGGTCGATCTTGCCCAACAATTCCTCGAGCGCCTGACCTTCTTCCCGATGCGCGCCGGCGGCATTCCTCGCCGCCTCAGCCTGACGCTCCTCCGTGGCGATGAGGGCCTGGGCCCGGCTGTTGATGGCGGCCTGACGGCTTGCACTGTCCGAAAGCACGGCGTTCGCCTGGGCGGTAACCTCGGCGCTCTGCTCGGTCGCCCGGTTCAGCGACTGAACGTACTGACTGGCCTCCAGCGAGGCCTTGGCCACAGCCAGAATCCTTGCCTGCTGCTCGTCGGCAGATTCGGCAGCGCGCCGCCCAGCCTGGGCGCCAGCGTCAGTAGCGCTGGTCAGCGCTTCCTGCACCTTGCCCGCCTGCGCGGCCTCGGTCCGAAAAGCCCCCATGTTGGCGGCGGCGCTGCTGAACGCCGTGGATGCGCTGGTAACGGCTCGCCCCACGGTTGCCATTTGCTGCGCTAGCTCTGTCTGCTTGGCGTTGAGCGCCTGAAGCTCCTGCACGATCTGCCGGGTGTCACCCTGCAGGCTGCCCAGGGCAGTCTCCCAGGCACGCCCAGTTCGTCCAGCTGACTCTTCGCTGCGCTTGCCGGCGTCCGTCAGCAGGTCGAGGTTGTCCTTAGCCTCGACGGCATCACCGGAGTCGATCTGAAGACCGAGAGAGGCAATGGTGGTCATGATCTACTCCATGGATTCGGCCAGGACGGCCAAGGCCTCAACCTCCATGACGCGGAGATCGGGAAAAATGTCGGTGAGGTCGCGGCGCTTGATGCCGAGCATTGCGGCCGTTGCTGGAATGGCGGTGTAGTCCAGGCCGGACGGACCGCCCGAAGCCACCCGCCACTGCGTGCCCAAGGCATCGAACAGGCGGAAGGCTGGCCACGCATCCGGCCAGACCTCCACCTCTTCTTCATCGATGTCTTCTGGGGTCAGTCCCAAGGCCGCAAGTTGGTCGGCGGTAGGGCCCCGCTCGTAG